AGGGGCACTAGGCCCCTATGTTTTTGTAAAATTACAACTAATTTTATATTAGCTGAATTTTAAGTTTGTGGTATCGATACCAATCGTGGAAACATAGTCAGCTGCGTTACCTAAGCTGCTTGCTGTATTTGTGAGCTCCTTATATCCATAACGAGTTAGGAAGCCAACTGTTGGTTCGAAGGTTGTTGGATCTAGAACAACACCACTGCTCATCAATGGAATGTATGGGCAATAGAATGCTGCTGCGTCGGTCTCACTTGAACCCTTATAACCAATTAGGACAACAGTGTTACTTGGAGCATATGCATCAACATAAACTCTCATGCTGTTGTTTAGGGTACCAACGAACTTTGTGTTTGTTGGTGCTTCGAATGTACCTTCAGTTGTTCTTGCGAATGCTGAAGTTGTAGCACTCTGTAGGATAGTTAGAGCATTGCTGCTTACTACTGCCCAGTTAGCTGCACCACGACGTGTGCGCTGTGCTACTAGGTTAGCCTGCTGGTTGATTAGAACAGCTAGAGCAGCATGTTCGTCACCAACGAATGTTGCAGTACCACTTACTAGAGCCTGGTTGTATGTTGCTGCTGTACCACCTGGAAGAGCACGTAGACTTGTCAAGATTTCCTGATCAATTTCTGCTGTGATTTCCTGTGCTAGAGCTGCCATTACTTCAGCTTCAACGTCAATACCGTGGATTGCATTTGCGTCCTGAGCGGCTTCAAATGTCCAACGTGCGCTTAGTTTACGAGACTTAGCTTCAACCACTTCCTTTAGGATCTGGATGTTTAGTCTGTTACCAGCAACACCTTCAAGACTTGCAGTTGCGGCTGCCTTTGGAGTAGCAAGAACTGCGTTACCTGAGTAACTAGCTGCAATCTTGAATGGGCTTAGTGCTTCTTCACCTGCAATTGTTCCTGCGCCTGCGCTTGTGTCGCTATAGCGAACACGTAGAGTGTGGATCTGTCCAACTGGACCGGTCATTGGCTGTACGCCAACGATTTCGTTAGCAATAACAGTTGGCATAACACGGCGAATAATTGGAAGGATTACTCTGTTTAGTGTAGCAACGTTACCGACGCTTGTTGCGCCTGCTGTTGCCTGTTCCAATAGAACCTTACGAGTATTTTCTAGAACTGCTGCTAGGCTGTCCTTCTTTACTCCGCTTAGTCCTTCTGTTAGGGCTGATTTTGTTTCTTTCCAACCCTCATTAAGAATGTCTACCATTTAATATCTCCTATTAACTTTACTTTTTACTGAATACCGGCTAATTTCTTTAGCTCGTCTAGTTTAACAACACTACGTGAGTCAGTATTTGTTTTCACAACTCTGTCACCTGTAGCTTCACGAACTTCTCTCTTGCCTTCGCTTAATACTGCCTTCTTATTCTGAACGGTTTCGTTTAGAACAGCTGGTAGGTACTTGTCAAAAGCTGTCTTTAACTGAGAAGTCTGTACACCTTCAAGCAAGTCCATCATTACTGACTTCTTTGTCTTGTCAAGATTTACAGTTAGCTCGTTTAGAATCTTTGAACGCTGACTTGCATCTTTAATCTTTGCAAGTTCTGCATCTCTTGATTCAATTAGCTTTGTTCTCTTTACTAGTTCAGCCTTAGCTTCACTAATCAAGTTATCCTTTTGCTTCATTACGCTGATTAGGCGAGCGATTTCGCCCTTCTCATTGTGTAGGCTACTCTGATATTCATGAACAAATGCTTCAAACAAGCGTCTTCCGAAGTTATTCTGACGAGCAGCTTCGATATCCTCTTTGAACTGTGTCATGTTAGCTCTTAGATTCTTCTTTACTGTCTCTGCTACTAGTGCAGAACTCTTCTTAACAAAGGCCTTCTTAATTTCATCAAATTTTTCGTTAGCCTCTCTTATCAAGCGAACTTTGGTTTCTACCACTGCACGCTTATCCTGGGTAAATTCATTAATCTCTTCACCCAAAGTTTTGATTACAAACTGCTCTAGCTTGTTAACGTTAGTTCCTACCTTAGCACGATCGGCCTGTAGTTCCTTAATTTCGTTCTTTAGCTGTTCGAGAATGAATGTATTGACTTTCTTAGCATTTTCACGCATTGCCTTTTTTAGGGCTACACGATCTGCTGCTAGTGCTTTCTTGTCTGCTGCGAATTCACTGATTTCAGACTTTAACCAGTCCTTTGTCATTGTATCCAATGCTTCAACAATAGTAGCTTTGTCATGCTCATACTTCTGAGCATATTCTTCTCTTAGTTCGTTTGTGATCTCAACTTTAGCTTCTGAGAGTTTTGCGTCCCAAGCTTCCTGTATAGACTTACGAGTATCCTCATTGATGATACCGTTGTCTACAAGTCCTTTAATTGCTTCGAGCATATTTTATTAACTCCTATAGCTTTAACTCTTTGATCAATCTCGTAATCGATTGCTCGATATATTTTTGGGCAGCCTTATTGTTGTGAACTTCAGTTGCTGCTTCTAATATCTTATGTCCATGTTTCATGTTCATGAATCCTTCATAAACAGGAGTTGGATAAGCATTAGGAGCACTTGGCTGTGCTACAACGTCTATGGTTACAATCTCAAAATCACTGACCTGACCGTTAGATTCGTTAACGTTACCGCTTCCACGGCTGCTAACGCCTAACTTTACGCCACTCTTTAACATTGTTTCGATTAGGTTGCCCATTGGGGTTGGTAGGATTTTAAGCTTACCATACCCCTTTGCGCCATCCATCCACATTTCTGTAACCATGTGGCTAACGCGATCCAAATTGATCTTAAGATCACTTGGATGATCAATTTCGCCTAGAACAGAATAGCCACCTTTAATCTGCTCATTTATCTGGCGAACTGCGCTAGCAATTTGCTGAACAGGATATGTTCTCTTATTAGCATTCTCTACTCCACCTTCAATGCAAATTCCCTTAAGGTACAATTCCTTACCGTCCTTGTCCTCAAGTGTTAAACTTGCCTGATCAAATGTTAGATTTTCTCTTAGTAGAATAGCCATTTAAATTATATCCTATTACTTGCTTAGTATTGGCTTTGCCATTACACCAGCTGGTTCTTTTGTCTGTGCTTTTGGAGCTGTTTCCATCTTCACATTCTTATGACCTGCTGAGTTAGCATACTTTGCCTGACCCATGTGCTGACTTGGAGCAGATACTTTTCCACCCTTTTCGTCACCACCCTGATCAAACTTTACGCTCTTACCACCGAAATCAGCTAGTTTGCCAATTAGTGGGCTCTTCTTTGCTGAACTATCAGCACCCTCAGTATTGCTTACTGCTGGTACTTTTGACATTTCAACGCCTTCTGCTAGGCTCATTTCGTCCATTTCATCGCCCATATCTTCAGGCTGTTCCATGTCCATTTCGCCTTGGTCGTCGTCGCCCATGTCCATATCAGCATGTTCAGGTTCACTCTTTTCCTGAGCCATTAGATCATCGAATTCAGCCTTTAGTTCATCTAGAGCATTTTCTAGATCAGCTACGCGGTCTTCCATGTCTTCGTCGCCAGCACCAGCGTGTTCTTCTGAACCTTCTTCTGAATCCATGTCCATATCCATGTCCATATCTTCAGCGCC